ATGCAATCAATAGGTCATCTGGTTCTGCTTCACAAATTGAATTAGGGACATACAATTCATCTCATTCTTCTGTTGATGAAAGCAGATGTTTTGTTACATCACACGGAGACCTAGCATAATGGCAAGCGAACTTAGAGTAAACACCCTGAAGGATGCCGCTGGGAACAACAGCGTGGCTATGCAGTATGTTGCCAATGGTAGTGCAAAGGCTTGGCTGTCCTACAAAGGAACATCTACCAACTCTATCTACGACAGTTTTAACGTATCTTCTGTGAGTGACGATGCCACAGGAGAGTACACACCCACTTTTTCGTCTGCGTTTAATGGTGCAAATGATTACGCTTTAGCAGGATTTGGACAAGGTGACACTGCTGGTGGTACTCGTACTGTGTCTGGTATGGGAACACCCACTACAACCACAAGACAGATTGAAACAAATAATCATAGCAATACAGATATAGATTGTAGTCATGTTCAGATAAGTGTTCACGGAGACCTCGCATGAGTAAAGCAGCAGAACTAGCCGAGTTTGGCAGCGGTATCTCTAGCGGCCCTAATGCTGTCGAGGGGTTGGCGAAGGCGTGGTTTTTAGCAAGTAATAGTGCTGTATTAACTGACAGTTTCAATACATCAAGTGGGTTAGATAATGGTGGGGGAGATTACACCTTCACATTTACATCTGCAATGGGTTCTGCAAATTTTGAATCAACTGCTACTCCTGCTAATTGGGCATTGCGCTATGGAATGATTGCTGCGCGAACCACAACAACAGAGACACTAAAGTTTTATGATGAATCTGATGCACTAGCAGATTGTACTAGCGGAAGCGCAATTCACGGAGACCTCGCATAATGAACGAGGAAAACAAAGTCATTGTTGATGTAGCTGCTGGCACAGGCACAGTCGCCGCTTGGATGGCTATGGTTCCTGACTTTGTGGCACTGTTCACTGGTATCTGGGTGTTGATACGCATCTGGGAAACCAAGACCGTTCAAAGGCTTCTAGGGAAAGATGTTTAAGGCAATCGTACTGGCCTGCGCGATAGCGACTCCAACCGATTGTATAGAGTTTCACGACACTCGCGGCCCCTACGATACCCGCGCAGCCTGCGAACGCCGTGCTATGGAGATGGGCCGTGACGTTGGCGAAATGACTCACGGACTGATGCCTAAAAAATGGCGATGTCAAGCACTGAAGAAGGGCATGCTTTCCTAATGGAACCGATTAGCACTGCATTAGCTGGCATTGCGCTTGTGAAAGCAAGTGTGGATGGGATTAAATCAGCCCTTGGTACAGCCAAGGACATCAGTGCTATTGCAGGCGACATAGACGCGCTGCTTAACGGTCAACAGCAAGTACAAGCTGCAAGCAACAAGAAAGGCGGCATGGGTATAGCAGACCAGTTTGGCGTTGAGAGTGTTGCAAAGGAACTGATAGATGCACGGTTAGCTGCTGAACAGGTGGCTGAAATCAGGCGCTTAACAGACCACAGATTTGGCGCTGGCACTTGGCAGTCTATATTAGATGAACGTGCCAAGAGAATACGAGAAGCCAGGGAAGCCCAGGCCAAGGCGCGTAGAGAAGCCGCGCTTTCCCAGCAAGAAATGATTGATAACATGAAGATTGGCTTGGCTGTCCTTGCGCTTGCTTGCGTAGTAATCGGGCTGTTTATCACAGTGATGGTATCAACAGCAAAAGCGATTGGCATTGGATGAGTACGACAACAGGGCTTATCGGTGAGTACCAAGCCGCAGCCATTGTGTTATCATTAGGTTGGCGGGTGTCTATGTGTCCGCAAGATAAGGTTGATTTACTAGCGTGGAAAGATGATGAATTTATCAGGATACAAGTTAAGACTGCGAGCCTACTATTACAGAAAGGCAAGCGCCTTCCGTGTTACCATTTTCAGTTTGGGCATGGACGCCAGAATAAAATTATTGGGAGTGTTAAGGACTATGACATATTATGCTGTGTGGGCTATCAACATAGGAAAGCAGTGTTCTTGCCAGTTTCTGAGGTGCAACAAAAGTCAAAGCGCATGTCGCCTAAGTTATTTGATGAAGATAAAGCGGAGTTTTATTCATTTAATAAAGCGCTGGCGGCAGTAAGAGGACGTAGAGATAACCAATGAAACAAACAGCGACAAAGTTAAACGAAGCAAGCGAAATAACAATTCCATTGCGGAATCTTATAAGCATGATTGCTTTTACAGCGGTCAGTGTTTGGGTTTATTTTGGGCTGACAGAACGCATTAGTTTTCTTGAACACAACCTGGAACTGACGATGGAAGAAGTTGAGGAGAACGACAACTGGATTGATGAGTTTCAACCACCTAAAAGCGTCCAAGACACTGTAACCAGGGTGCATGATTTAGAAATAGAAATAGAAAAACTTAAACTTATGTTAGAGGCAAGGTAATGTTACAAGCACTAATCGGCCCAGCTACTGATTTAATTGGCAAGTTTGTCGAGGACAAAGACCAGAAGAACAAGCTGGCTCACGAAATAGCTACAATGGCTGAACGTCACGCGCAAGAACTAGCCAAGGGCCAGTTAGCTGTCAATGCTGAGGAAGCCAAGTCAAGAAATGTTTTTGTGTCAGGCTGGCGACCCTTTGTGGGATGGTCATGTGGCTTGGCTTTGTTTGCACACTTCCTTATCTTCCCGACTGCTGATGTTGTGACTGCATACATGGGCATAGAGGCTGTAGCTTATCCATCTTTTGACATGGATAGTCTGATGACTGTATTATTAGGTATGCTTGGGCTAGGCGGGATGCGTAGCTTTGAAAAATCAAAGGGGCTGACAAAATGAAACGCGGATTATATTCAAACATTCATGCAAAAAAGAAACGCATTGCTGCTGGGTCTGGTGAGAAGATGCGCAAGCCTGGAACCAAAGGCGCACCGACAGCAAAGGCTTTTAAGCAGTCAGCAAAGACAGCAAAGAAGAAAAAGAAATGACCTTTCCGTTGTCTCCTAACTTCTCATTGGAAGAAATGGTGAAGTCTCAGATTGCGGAACGCAAGGGTATTCCCAACGCCCCAGAACTGCATCACATTGAGGCTATGGAACTGTTGTGTGAAAAGATATTGCAGCCCATCCGTGATGAGTTTGGTTCGTTTCTAGTGTCATCTGGTTATCGCAGCCCAGAGTTATGCGTTGCAATTGGCAGTAGTTTGGACAGTCAACATGCTAAAGGTCAGGCAGCAGACTTTGAGGTAGCTGGCATAGATAACTATGACCTGGCAAAATGGATTGAGGACAACCTAGATTATGACCAGCTTATTCTTGAGTGTTATACTGGCGGCAACTCTGGCTGGATACATTGTAGCTACGTTGAAGGCGGTCGAGGTGAGTCGCTTACATATAACAAGCAAGACGGGTACACCCACGGGCTGAAAAAAGATGGCTAAGTCACCAGCATGGCAGCGCAAGGCAGGCAAGAGTAAGTCAGGCGGTCTAAACGCTAAGGGCCGTGCATCTGCCAAACGCCAGGGCATGAATCTAAAAGCCCCTGTATCTCGTAAGCAGGCAAAGAAATCGCCCAAGGCAGCAGCTAGGCGTAAGAGTTTTTGTGCTAGAATGAAAGGCATGAAGAAGAAGCTGACAAGTAAGAAGACAGCGCGTGACCCGAATAGTCGTATCAACAAAGCCTTGCGCAAATGGGATTGTTAGTTACAAATAACTAAACTATATCCAGTGCCATCTCTGTGTTTGAATGATTTGTAAGGGATGTTGTAGTGTCGCGCAGCATCCCTTGCCCTTTCATGTTCAAGCCAGTTATCAAATGTAAGTGATTCACCAACTTTCAAACTCTTTAAGAATGTCCACCTTCCTCTTTTCTTTGCTGGCTTGCCTAGCTTTGGTTGCCCACAACATTCGCATCTTTCCATAACATTCCCTCCTGTTTAGTGAATAGCAGATGGGCTGCTTACTCCCAAGTATTACCCATCCACCATCTTTTATGTAATGTTTGTGACCACATACAGCGCATGCAATCTGCCGTGAATCAAACTTTTTCTTTGCCATCTTCCAGCAGTTCTAAAGCAATAGCGCCATAGCCTATGATGTCTACGAATGAATCTATGTGGTTACAGTTTAAACCAAACTCATCTTTTGCTGATAACCTAGATAGTTTTACAGCTATCATAAAGGCGCAGACCTGTGTTTCAGTCATCTTGTGGCCTGTAATCATAGACCCCATTTCACTGATTTGCCGGAAGTTATCACCCACCGTTCCATACTTAGACCGTTCCAAGAGTATGTCCTTGCAATGGTCTAAAGCATGAAAGGCAGTTTCCAGATTAGAAAGGGACTTCATCATCAAGTGCCATCTGTGGCTTAGGTGCGGCTGGTGTTTCCATCGACTCGGCAATCTTACGCATGCCGCCCTGTCTTACGTTAGCAGCAATGCTTTCACCGCTTGTGTAATCCTCTGCAATACGTTCACTGATACTTACATCAATAGAACCATCCTCATTTGCAAAGACAGAGATTTGATGCCGTGTGTCCTTGCTTAGAACAACATCACCTGGTTCCTTGCCTACATAGGGCTTCCAATTTGAGTTGCTGTGGGTCGCTTTTTTATCTGGGTCATTCGCAAAGCAGCGAATAGTTGTGATTTTTCTCAAGGCCATTAGGCTTCTCCTGTTGTTAATTTATCTTCAGCATCAAGGAACAGCTTAACAATTTGCTGCGCTGCCTCTGGATTACGTTGTTTAATGTCTTGTATTTTAGGCTTCATAGACTCAAACAGAGTATGAACATTATTGACATGTTTCATCTGACGCAAGCGTGATTTCATGTCTTGCCACACGCCCCTGTCATGCTTCTCGTCAAGTTGTTCACGGGTCATTTCTTTGGTTTGCGGGAGGCTTATTTCTGTAGTCTTTGAATCATATACAAATTCGTGAACTGGCTCAGACGGGGCCGGAGACTGTTGACTTGGAGGGTCTTTTTTCTCGACAGCCACCGTCTGATTCTGTGCAATGTTCTCTGCCTTACGCGGCACTGCATCCATCTCATTAGCAGATGCGTACTCACCGCCAGACAAACCAAGACTAGCTAATGCCCTGCCTATAGCAGATGTCTCGGCATTTTCCAAGGCAGAAGTTGTGTTGACATGGCCTTGCCCTCTGATTTCTTCAGCCATACCAGACCCAACAGTGATGCCATCCTTGTTTGTAACGATAGCTTTGACTACGACACGATGCCCATCATCCACGATAATCTTGGTGTCAATACCAAACTCTGCACCAAGCACACGCCGGAACGCCTCGACACGATGCACCACTTGTAGATACATCTTGCCGCCCTTTTGCTTGATAGCGTGGTCTTTATAGTAATCAGCCACGACTGTCATTGCCTGTGTTAAATCAGTCATTGTCATTCACCTCCTCATTGTAGTCAGTAATCGCTTTCATAAATGACGCAAGCATAGTCTTGAGTTCATCCAAGTCTTTCTGCATGTGTGCCATGTCTCGTTCGATGCGGTTCAATCTCTCTTGTGTAAAGTCGATTGCTTGCGCATGTTCCTGTTCTATCTCAGTCATACTTACCCTTCCCTTTCGGCTTCCCTGCATTGAAACCCTTATTAACTTTAATCTGGCTATAGTTATTTTTCCTGATAACCCTGCCCATAGCGTCAGTCTTATCGTTTACCTCTGGTATTCTCAACGCTGCTTCTATCTCATCCCAAGTTGGCACTTTCATTCCACCCTCCAGGTTTGTTTGGCAATCTCAAGTATCTCAGGGCCATGCCGCTGGGCTATCTCTGCAAAGTCAGGCGCAACCATGCCAAACAGAGTTTTCCAGTTGCCATTGGCAGCTTTCATAAGGTTTTGGATAGTCAACCACCGCTGCGCTATTCTTTCATACGCTTCTTCTAATGCGTCAGGCTTCAGCATGTCGCAGTTGTCAGGTGTGCATAGGTTGTATCCCTCGCCAGTAACAAACAGCAAGGCTGGAACTAGGCCAGTGCCTTTCCAATACACTGCCTGCTGCGCTACCTGATTCCAGGTGGGTTCAGTCTTTGGCTTGGGTATGCGCCAGGTTCTTGTGCCATCCTTCTTGGGCGGGTTGGCTACAGGCAGGCTGCACTTTAGGTCAATCTGTCTTGTATCATCAGCATAATCCAAGAACATAATGGTAGGTATGTCTAGCCTGTCATCTTTGAATACACGCTGGTATTCGCCCACCATCTCCACGTTCTTGCCAAAGTATTCTTCTGTGCCTCTGACTGCATGGCCTATCATTTCTGGGATAGCTTCCTTGCAGGCTTCAAACACTTCCATGTCCTTGCCGTTATCCCATTTAATAGGCTTGTATTCCATATACTCTGTCATGGCATGTCTTACTGCCTCGCCTAGCGTCAAGCCCTCTTGTTGGCCTCTGACGGGCGAGTAATCATGCAGCCCAAAGTAATGGTCGCAGCCCTGCTGTACTATCTGCCCTGCCCTTGGCCTGGCTGACATAGGGAACTGCATCTTGTATTCTTTGCGAATGTATAGCTTGAACAGGTTTTCATAGGTGGATTGCGTACCACCCGATGCGCTGTTGTGATAACAGCCAAAGTCTTTTCGATAGTCTGGGATTGTGTATTCCATGCTGCCCTCCAAAGCAGAGAAGTGAGGGGCGGGGTATAAGCCAAACAATCTGGCTACCACGAACCGCCCCTCTATCGCTATTCTTTCCCTTCTTCAGGGAGGTGCTACAGCAACTACCCTTGTTCTAGCAACCCATTGCCAATCTGTCAACACTGATATATGGTGTTTGCATGTATTTACAGGATTACATTAGAGAACAAAGACTTAGCATGCGGCGGTTTGCTTGGAAAGCTGGCTTGTCTGTCTCTGCTGTGTCTCGCATACTATCTAACCAGCGTTTCCCTACGCCCGAATCTATGCGGCGTATTTCTCTAGCAACTGATGGAAAGGTAAAAGCTAATGACTTCTACGAACAACACCACAGCCAGCGACTACGTTAACTGCCCTGACTGCGGCGGGGCTGGTGAATATGAGGTTGAGGTCGAGGTGATTGACCATGCCAACGGCGGCTTTATAAAGGCATCATGCAGACTTGTGAGTTCTGCGATGGTGACGGTGAGGTGCATGAGGAAGATGCAGCCGAGTTTCTCATCCATGTGGAGTTTGAACAATGACCAATGGACGCAACAAGGGTGCTTCATTTGAACGCGAAGTTTCTCACCTTATCCATGACCAGCTAGGCGTAAAGGTAAAGCGTGACCTGGAACAGTACCGGCTGGCTGGCAAGGGTGATTTGATTGGCCTTAATGGCTGGTTGATAGAGTGTAAGCGGTATGCAAACACAACAGCCAATAATATCCATAAGGATGCTTGGTGGTCACAAACTTGCGCCGCTGCGTTATTAACAGGTGAATCGCCAGTTCTCATTTACAAATACGACAGGCAACCGATTCGCTGCGTTGTGTATCTCTCAGCTATCAACGAGGCTTTCTCTAATAAGCAAGACATAGCCACGATTAGCTTTGAAACTTGGTGCATGTTAGTGCGGGAATCATTTTGTTCTTGACAGGTTTTTGCTTCTTCGTATAATCCGCATTAGCGGTGTTAAGCATAACAAGTTAAGCATCACTTGTTGTGCCAACCCAAGTACCTATTGCAAAAAGAAAAGGGTGCTAAACTTGTTAAGCATAACTTGTTAAGCATAGCACCCCAGCCCTTTTTTATTTATTTCTCCTCGTTTCTCTCCATCCAAAGCGCGTCCAATGCTTTGATAGACTTGCCAAGCATCGTTGGCATCCTTGTGCTGGGCTTGCCACCGCATACAAAGTCACCAAAATCACTGCTTGCTGATACTGGCCCTCTACAAGTCCAGCCATGCACATCACTTCTTATTATAAATTTCCATTCACGCTTACCCTTATCATTGTCTTTGCCTTTCTCTATCAAGGCATCTTTCATTGGGTAATCGTAAATGATTATATCTGCATCTCTGATGCAAGAGTCTATATTCATTCTCATTTCTATTTCTCCTCTAGCTCTATCGTTTCCAAGGCCATTTCCAAGACCTTGGGTATGCTTGTCTCGCCTAGCTCATA